TCCGTATGGTTGTGGTGAATTCGTTAAGCATGAAATAATTAATGGGGATTCAGATTCTGCTAAGTTTGCCGCTAGAAAATCTATGAATTTACATAAGGGTAAGTGCAGAAACCGACCAAATCACGAAACCCAATGTCGAACAAGGCGCTGCTGACCAACAGCCGGAGCGGTGGAGTTTTCTTTTGTATTCATAGTCTTGGGCGCTCCGTCTGTGGCAGAGCGTTAGCGTTCGTCTGACGGATTTTTCGCGCCCACTTTAAAACAATAAAAATTACATACATAACAAGTGACACCGCTCCAGACACTATCACTCCGATCATTGAAACCGGCCAAATCTCCACAAACACTTTTCCAACCGTCCAACACATCAAGGCGGCAATTAGAGTTCCAACCAAGTATATTCCTGTCTCAACTACGAGCGCGACATGACGAACAAGGCGAGTATGCGAATCCTGATCTCGTTGCTTGTCGTTTTCTTCTTCTGATTTTTCCATTGTATTTGTTTTTCCCATTGTAAGGTATATTTTTTCTTTTGTCAAGTGTTATTTTCTCAATAAAAAGGTTTTTTTAATTTGTTCTTTCAAATCTTTATCAATTTTAGGCTCCGAAACTCCAACCTTATCTCCAAAACCCATTTTAGAAGATACCTTAGAATCAATAGAAGTCAAGACAAAATCTACATTCCCAAAATCAATAGATTCCCCATCGGATCTGTCGAATCTTTTGTCTTTAAAAATCTTAAGAAGGAAGGAATTTCTTTCCCCGTCAATCAAATGAATATCATCAATAACGACTAAAGCATTATCTGAATTGATAACCCTTTCACAAAGATCTGCCGGATTAAAGTCAATTCCAGAAAACCTAATCACATCAACTTCGCTTTTTCTGGCAAATTCTGTAATAGAATTACAAACAGATGTTTTGCCGATTTGTCTTGGACCATAAAAGAAGAATATGTTTGAGTCTTCCTTGGCGTGATCTAAGATTCCTTTGAGAAGATACCTCTTCTCTTCCAAGAAAGAATCTCCCAACTCCTCCTCTTTAATGCTTCTGGAAAACAATCTTCTTTTCTTATTAAAATACTCCTCAAGGAAGCTCTTATTAACAATACTTAAAGTATTATCATAATCATTTTCCCACCTATCGCAAAGTTCATTAATTTCTTCAAACTTTGCGTTTAGCTTTTGAAGAGCCTTGGGATTGTCTTCTTTTAGTTTTAATTGAAATTCTTCGCTGATTTTTCTCAGTTCCATCTCGGCCTTTTTAATATAATCTGGAGTGGACCCATATTTGATCTTCCCCCTTGTGGCGCAGTAATCCAATACTTCTACCAATTTATCTGGATACCTCTTATTGAGCAAGAACCGCTCGCAATAAGGGATAACTTCCAGAAGGAAATCTTCAGAGAAAATAACATCGTGGTGGTCTTCGTAAAATGAGGCCAAAGACACCAACACTTCTCCCATTTTATATTTAGAAGGTTCTGGAATAATAATCTTTTCAAAACGACGACTTAAAGCGGCGTCTGGTTTGATTTTTGATTTGTATTCGTTGTGGGTCGTTGCTCCTATGCAAGAAATTTCTCCGCGAGCCAATGCTGGTTTTAAAATGTTTGAGGCTTCTAGATCGTTTCTTTTCCCCGCCCCCCCTGCTCCGACCAAAGTGTGAATTTCGTCGAAGAAGAGGATTACATTGTCATATTTTTTAGCCTCAGAGATAAATTCCTTAATTCTCTCTTCAAACATCCCTCTAAATTCAGTCCCCGCGACCATACTTGATAGATCAACATTATAAATAACCTTGTCTTCTAAAAACTCGGGAGAAGTTCCATCGACAATCATTTTTGCCATTAATTCAAGGATAGCAGTTTTTCCAGTTCCCCCGTCTCCGACCAAAATCGCATTCGGCTTATCTTTTTTGCACAAGATAGTCGTAATTTCTTCAACTTTTCCGTGCAAATCAATCAGATTATCGAAGTCTCCTTTTTGAGCCTGAATATTTAAATTAGTAGAAAACTCTTCCAAAATCGAGTTTTCTTCAAACATTGGCATAAAAGATTTTTCGCCATCATCTTCATTATCGACTTGTTCGTCGTCAAAAGTTTTAATAAATTCGATGGGCAGAGATGAATCGTGCTTAATAAACTTCATTAGTTTGCCTTCTAGGGCGTTGAAATCTAACCCCTCTTCTTTTAAGAATTCAATTAGTTTTGGAGTCTTTTTGTTTAGGAAGACAGCTAAAAGTGCGGTTTCTGGACGACAATCTTCTTGCCCCATTTCTTCTGAAATTAATTCTGCTAAAGAAATACATTCGCGGACTTCTTTTGAGACCCTTGAAGATGGACTTTTGGATTCTTTTTTCTTAACTAGGATCATTTTTGAGATCAAGTTTAAAGAGTCAACTTCAAGGTTATTACTTTCCAAGAAGGATCTAATGGAATGATTTTTTGAGATCAATAAGGCGTCAAGAAATAAGTCAATACAAACATTCGGGCGCTTTAAATCGAGGCAGATTTCTTTTGCCTTATTGATCGCTAGAGTTAGGTCGTTTGAGTGTGTCATTAATTATTTTAAGAGGTCTGGATTTTCGTGGATGTTTCCGATGATTTCCCCTCCAGAGGTGTAAGAAAGGGGGAAAGTAATTGGAAATTCTTCAAATTTTCCCTTTAGATTTAGATTACAAGATTCTTGTAGATGAGCAACTACTTCGACGATGTATTCTCCACGAATTTCATCTTCCCTCTGAGATTCTTCTTCCGACATATCACTATAAGCAAAATCCCCAGATTGATAGAAAATTTTCAAAATATCCCCTCGATAAACTTCTTTCCCGTTTTTGTCTTTAAGTCCTGTATATTGCTCTACTATTAATTCGTTGTAAAACCCCAACTCGCTATCAAAAGTTCCATTAGCTCTTAAAGATGGAGTTTCTTTTTCTGGAAAATACCAATGATCTTTTGCGTTCCAAACTCTGAATTTAATTTCCTTATTCATATTGCTTCTTAAAAAGAGAAAAGTGGAAAAAATCCCCTTCTTCTTCTCCAAATCCTTCCAACCAAATAGCGCACCAAGAAGAAAGCACTTCTGTTCGCGTCACTTTATATTTTTGGCCGACAACGAGAGAGTCTTTTGCCCTTTTTAATACATTGGTAAACATTGGATAGACAAAATCGCCGCCGACAAATTCAACGTAAGAGTCGGGATTGGGAAATCTTTCGTTCAGTTCTTCTTTATCCGGTGGTTCTGGATTGTATTTAATTTCTTTCATTTCAACTGTCTCGTCTTAGTATAAACCTTATCTGTCACAATTTTAATATTATCTACAAAATGGATACTACCATCACTACTCCTCTTTGCACGGACAATAATGATATCTCCTTTTGACAATTTAGCATTGGATTGGAAGTCTGTCAACTTACTTTCTCGGGCAGAGTCAGATAATAACAGATTAGACTTGCCCGTATCGTCGGAGACTTCCATTCTCATGTACTTGTTTCCCTTCTCCTTGGACGTTCTAACAAAGAAGTCATCAACCTGAACGACGGCCCGCCATTCTTCCAATTCATCTTCATTAATTTCCCTAAGAGTCCTCAAGTCAGGATTATCTTTAAAGCAATCTTTTAAATTAAGAGAAAAGGAATACCCTAAAAGGGTTTTCTCAAAGAACCAAACTGACAAATTCTCGTGCTTTCTATTCTCGAAAAACATCTTTTTGTGCGGTTCAAATTTCTTTTTAAAAGTCTCAAATCGAGATTCCTTCATTAAAGGTTTATTGTCGTCGCCCAATCTTTCCTTTTCGACCGTTTCGGCAATATCTTTTAAGAGGTCATATCTGCTGCTCTCGCCAAGTAAGGCGAAGTTCCTCTTTTCTCTGTCTGTCAGTAGATTAAACGCTTGCGCTTCTAGCACTTTCTTTGAGCGATGTTCGGTCCCTAACGCGCCCGCGTAGATTAATGAGGTTAGGACCCCAATATTAATTTTGCACTGCTTAGCGCACGAAAATACTTCATATTTATTTGTCGGCTTTAACTCCGAAAATTCAGAAAGAGCATCTTTGATATTTTGAGAAACCCCTTTAATAGAAGAAAGGCCATATCTAATATCATCCCCTTCAATTGAGAATTGAATTTGGGATCTTTCTAAGTTTGGGGGGAGTAATTTAATGCCGAAGTCTGGAGCTTCCCTAGATACATCTGCGATGATTTGCATTGGATCAGGGTCAAATTCGGAAGTTTCCAAGATTGAACAGAAAAATTCTTTGGGGTATTTATATTTGAGGAAGACCGTTTTTGCCGCTAGGTCGGCATATGCCGCGCTATGCCCCAAGTTGAACGAATAATTTGAACTTGCGTCCATCGCCTTCCAAAACCAAGTCGCGACTGATTCTGGAATATTATTTTCTTTGGCAGAATTAAAGATCTTCTCCTTCCATTCTGGCATTTTGTCTGTTAATTTTTTTCCAATAATTTTTCTTACGTCCTCTGCTTCCGACAATGTAAACTTGAAAACCTTATGAATAATTTCCATAGTGCTTTCTTGATACAAAAGAACATTTTTAGATCTAGCTAAAATTTCATCTAGTTCTTTATTTAAACCAGCAGGTTTGTAATTTCTTTTTTGATCTACATAATCTTTAAGAAAAGCTAAAGACCCCGGCCTTCCAAGGGCGATTACATCAGAAAGCTCTGTTAGATTATCAGGCTTGACCTCTCTTGCCACTTTAAAATTTGTATCGGCACTAATTTGGAAAAGTCCGCAAGGATGATTAAACTCTTGGAATACTTTATAAATAAATCCATCATTAGGATTTATATTATCTAACTCCACTCCAGCTAATTCACAAGCCCGATTCGCAATAGAAATTGTCCTAAGTCCGAGAATATCAAACTTAACCATCAAATCGGCAACATCATTCATTTCATAACCAGTAATCAACTTTCCTTCTCCGGTTAGTTGAAGAGGGCTAACATCTTCGATATTTTGAGAGCAAATCGCGATTCCAGATGGATGTTGACCCGTATTTTTATTTAACCCTTCAACCTTTTTGGCATTTTTCAATACCCAAGAATTTTTAGAAGACCAATTTTTAAATTTCTCGCTCTCTTCTTCGCTTTGAGACAAAGAAGCTACGATTCCATGATTTTTAGGGATAGAGTCGGAGATAACATTCGCCTCATCCTCGTTAGCGCCGTTGAAGAACTTTGCGGACTCTTTAATACAAAGTTTAGATGAAAATGTATTGAATGTTAGGATCTTCGCCGTTCTTCCCTTATATTTCTCTTCAATATATTTAATGATTTCTCCACGGCGAGCGTAATCAAAGTCCAAATCAACATCTGCCAAAAGACTACCTTCAAAATAAGTGACGCAATCAACCACGCCAACTTTTTTAACCCTAGTTTTAGAGACGAATCTTTCAAAAATCAGATTCTTTTCAATTGGGTCAATTTTAGTAATCCCAATTAAATAAAGTATAGTCGATGCGGGCGCACTTCCTCGCCCCGACCCAAGTTTAATATTATTCTCATTAGAAAACTTAACAATATCCCAAAGAGCCAAAATATAATCAACCAATCCTGTCTCCTCAAAGACCTCTAATTCATATTTTGCCTGATTATAATATTGTTTCTTATTAGGAAATTTATCAATGCCCAACCTCTTAATCCCATCCCTAGAGAGAGATCTTAGGAGTTCTTTATTATCTGTGGACGGATCTAGGGATAATTCTTCGTAATATTTTTTGTCAATTGAGATTTGCGGCAACGCCGCGCCGATTGGTTCGCAATCATCGTAATTTTGGAAGTCTTTAAATATGGACATATTATTTATCTGTCTTAATCGTTCTCAACATCTGCAAAACATGCTCTAAAGCGTAAAACTTTTTCCTATGGTCGCAACAGGAACCACAATCTTTTCCAATTTTAGAATCCTCTCTTAACATTTCAGCCAAGATCCAAGATTCAAGTCTTTCAATATCAGAATATTCTTTCATTGGATATTCCTTCTAGTGCTCAAAATCTCCAAATCAATTTTACCTTGGGCCGAATGAAACGCCCTAGTCAGTCTTTCTTTTTCCATTTTGATGTTATCAATTTTAGATTGAATAATTCTGCCCCTTTCGTCGTAATCGTCTTGCCATCTTTTTCTATCAGCGTCGGACGTTCTAATTGCCCCTTCTTTAAAATTAGGATCGACGGCGCGATGTTTTTTCATAGCCTCGTCGCCGCTCTTTAAAAAAGAATCCAATTCGGCAAGTTTGCGGTTATAAAGATCTTCATTGTTTATCTTTTGATTTTCAAGATTAGAAATGGCTTCGTATAACGGCGTGTTATCAATTTTGATTTCTTCCACCTCTTCTACCTTCTCGGGAGAGCTTTCAATCACAATTGAAGGATCTTTTTTAACCTCTTCTACCATTATTTTCAAGGAGTCATTCAATTTTTCAATCTTTAGATCTCTTTCAGACAAACCGGCGAGAAGATTTTTATTAGATTCATTTAAGAAATTAATCTCGCTCTGGTATTTTTCAGAGAGGGTTTTCTCTAGTTTCCTTTTGTCAATGTGAGATTGCGCGAGTAATCCGCTTAGACAAATGATGATTATTGTTAGAATTGTTTTCATAAGATATTTAGCAAGAAGGCTTCAGAATTTATTCGGGGCAGATGCTATTTAATTTCATGTGTAAATTCTACTGAATCACAAACAACCTCTTTGCCATTTTCATCAATAATTTGAAAATAATAACAATCTATGTTTAAGGGAGCGCTATAAGAGGTTTTCTCGTTAATATAGGAGATGCAAGCTACTATAATTTCTTCCTGTGTTAGTGTCACTTTCATTTTTTCAATACTTTATTCAATTCTTCTCTAAGTTGGATTAGACCTTGATAATCTTCAGTTTTTTTAAAATTAAAAAAAGGAATTTTAATCTTATCGACCAAAATAAGAGCATTATCCGTAAAGATAAGACAATCTTGAATTAATTGTTTTTCTACTTCGATTTTTTCTTCCATTTCTAAAAAAACACATTCTACTTTAATTGTCAAGCAGAATAGTGTAAAATAAGTTGATGCTAATCAAAAAACGGTTCAAGTCAGGGCTTTCGTTAGACAATAACGTAAGATTAACTAAAAAGCAAGAAGAATTTCACAAAATAATGTCAGACGGGCGATCTAAGATCACTTTCCTAAGCGGCCCCGCTGGTAGTTCAAAAACATTTTTAGCCTTTTATACGGCCTTAGATTTATTAAACAAAGGGAAGTTTGAAAAGATCCTTTATTTAAGAACTCCGATTGAATCTGCCAGTAGATCCTTGGGTGCGCTAAAAGGTGAGCTAAAAGACAAGACACAAGTTTACACTCAAATTTGTGACGAAAAATTACACGAAATGCTTCATCCAGATGAGGTCAAAATTCTTTTTGAAGACAGGTTCGTTGAGGGGGATGTAATTAACTTCATTCGCGGGAAATCTATTTCGAATACTATTATTATCTTCGACGAAGTTCAAAATGCGAATACTTCAGAAATCAGAACAGTCTTAACGAGAATTAATAAAAATTCAAAAGCATTCCTTTGTGGAGACTCAATTCAAAGCGATCTTAAATCTAATCAATACGATTATATTTGTTCTCTTTTTGACGATGAGGATTCAAAACAAAACGGCATTAACAGTTTAAAGTTTACTAACGAAGACATCATGAGAGATCCCGTCGTTGGGTTCGTTTTGGACAAGATGGAGGGTTTATAAATTGATTTATTAATTACCTTTCGTTATAATAAGGTGTAACACATTAATAGTCATGCACCAATTCTGTATCAAATGCGGGGTAAAAAACCTCTACGAAACTAACGTTCCTAAATTCTGCTCTGGTTGCGGGAAGCCTTTTAATAGGTCGGACTCTTCTATTAGTCAAGATTCTGATGAAGACGATTTCCAAGATCCCACCCCGAAAATCGACAAGCGATCACTCGCTCAAGATTGGGGCGTTCAGGATTATGGCCGCAATTCGGCGACCATCGGAACTTTCGGAGACTTGGCCCTAAATAACCCGACCCCGCCTCAACCTAGAATGGCTAGACCTGAATCTATGGCAGGGCTTAATGGTCAAGATTTAGTTAAAACTTTGGTGACTCAGTGCTCTAAAGTTACTAAAAGTCGCGAAGTCTGATATGGATTCTTTTGAAGGTCGCATAGGAGACATCGACGATCTCCTCTTTAGGAATCGTGGCATTTGGCATCTTGACGCTATTTCTTGGATGGATTACGACGATGTTTGTCAGCATATTCGACATCATATTTATAATAAATGGGATAAGTGGGATCAATCGCGACCGTTCAAGCCTTGGTGCGGGGAACTAATCAGAAATCAAATTCGTAACATTATAAGGAACAACTATGGCAATTTCAAAAGACCATGTTTAGGTTGTCCTCATTACGCTTCTGAAAATGGATGCAACTTAACAAAATCTGGTGTTCAAGATGAATCTTGCGACGATTTTAAAAAATGGTTTAAAGGCAAAAAAAGGAAACATGACGTAAAAATGCCCCTATCTATAGAGGGTCGCGTTTTGCCGCATTCAGTAAAAAGAGAAGACTCTTTCGATTTTGATTCAAGTGCTGAAAATTTACATCATAAAGTCAAAGTTCGCCTCATTAACGAAAAACATAAAAGAATTTACCATTTACTTTATGTTGAAGAAGTCGGAGACGCCGAAATAGCCCTTGAAATGGGATTCTCTAAAGAAGCGAACAGTCGAACCGCTAGGTATAAACAATTAGATAATTTAAAGAAGAGATTTGTTGAAATCGCCAAGGAGGTTTTAGAAGAAGAAGATGTTTTCTCATGAAGGTTGAATTGACAGAAGATCAAAAGCAGATGGCCTTGGATCTTTTCGATAAGAATCCAGACTTAAACTTTTTAGCGAAAAAGATTAGCGGGGACGACTCTATTGATGGTCGGTCTAAATTTGGTAGAGCATTAAGGGATTTTCTCGCCCTTCAAGGAAAGGAATACAAGGCAAAAGGAGATTATACTAAAAAACAAATCGGACTAACCGAGCCTCAGAAGCAATTTCTGATGAGTGGAAAAATCTCGTCTGAAATGAAACCTTTAGAAATCGCTCGACTTTGCTTTAAAGATGAATCTATCAAAAGTCTTAGTGTCCAGCATCGGGCGGTTTTAGATTATTTAACAACATATCGCCCCGATATTATTGATGAGTCAATGATGTTGGCTGATGGAAAATGGTATGAGCCAAAATCTATTGAAGCTGTCGTCCGAAAGGTAAATAAATGGAATGATCTAAATCTACCTCAAGATATTTCTCAATTAAACGTAAAACATAGAAAATCTATTGAAAAGTTATTCTCTTATTTAAAGATTTATAAACTTATTTCTACTATTAATAGTTTAAAAACGCAATCTGACCGAGAGTTGTTTGAATCTGAATTTGTCAGAGCTACTTGGGACAAACCAGACCTTACTGTTGATGAGGTTAACTTATATCAAATGATATGTAGTAACCATGTAAGAGCTTCTCATATTCAAAAAAGATTAGATTCTTTTAATACGATGTTAGAAAACGAGGATTTATCTTCGGATGAAATTAGCGTTAAATTAACTGAACACTGTAAGGCTGTTAATGATGAGTTAAACTCTTGTGAGAAAAGAATTGAAAGTCTTACTCAAAAGTTGAATGGTGATCGGGCCAAAAGAATCGAGGCCAATAAGACGAATAATTCTAGCATCTTAGCTTTAGTAGAAGCCTTCCAAGAAGAAGAAGATCGTCGGCAGATGGTAGTCAAGGCTCAACTTAGAAGTGAACTCGTCAAGAAAGAAGCTGATAAATTGGAAGATATGGATGAGTTCCGAGCAAGAATCTTCGGAATTGGTATTGACGAATTAATATGAGTTATGATTGTCTAGAATGTAGGAAAGAATTCTCTAGCCGAAAATCTCTTCACCTTCATCTCAAAAAACACGGGGGAATGGCCCCGTATTACCACAAGCATTTTCCTCGCCGCGATTTATTGACGGGAGAACTAATTGATTTTGAAAATTCAGATCAGTATTTAAGAGCAATATTCCAAAACGAAGAAAACCAATCAAAACACCTATCTCAATGTTCTAAAAACGAGGGTAGAGACCTTTTAGTCAAGCATTTTACTGAATACAAAGACGGAAAGGGAGGCGAATTCTTCCCTTGCCAGAATTATCTTAAATTAGCGAAACTCCCAACGGTTGACCGTGTAAAATTTTTTTATGGGGATTGTAAATCTTTTTGCGATGAAGTCGGGTTAGGTCAAATCTATAATAAAAGATTGCCAAAAGAATTCTCCTTTGAAATTCCCAAAGATTTTCAAATCTTAATAGACACTAGGGAACAAAAACCATATTCCTTCAAAAATTCAATTCAAAGTAAATTAGATTTTGGAGACTATACGGTCGGCGGGGAATATTTTACAAAAACATTCGTTGACAGAAAATCTGAGAGCGATTTTAAGCAGACCTTTGGGGTCGGTTATCAGAGATTCAAAAAAGAAGCAGATCGGGCGAAATCGTTTAATAGTTTTTTATTTATTGTCGTAGAGGCAACAATTGAAGATATAAAGATTAACAATGAAAACACTAAATTTAAGACAAACTTATCTTATTCATTTCATAACGTAAGGGAGCTTCTCAGTGAATATCCAAATAACATTCAATTTGTTTTTTGCAAAGATAGAGATAAGGCGAAAAAGACGACTCAAAAAATACTCCTTTTTGGAGATAAATTATGGTCTTGTGACCTGCAATATTATATAGATCATGGCTTGGTATAAAGGACAACAGGAATCTAGATTTGATTTTTCTGCGGAAAGGATCAATGAGGAAATTTTGCAGGTAAAAGGATTTATTCCCGATGAGGAGGCTAAGGTTCTTTTGTTTAAATTTCTTAGGAATAATATTGGTTATGCGACTGAGATGTTGATTGGGGTTAAATTGTTTCCGTTTCAGGAGATGTTGATTAAGGCAATGATGATCGGAGACACGAGTATGATGGTCTTGAGTCGAGGAATGAGTAAAACATGGAGTGCCGCCATTTATTTAATGTTGCAATTAATATTTAGACAGGGAGTAAAAATTGGGGTTCTTAGTTCTGGTTTTCGCCAAGCAAAATTAATTCTCCAAAAGGCTGAAGATATTTTAAAAAAACCTCACTCTAAAATCGTTTCTGGATTATTTAAATTACAAAAAGGGACGGACTCTTGGACTTTATCTTGCGGTCAAAGTAGTGCTATGGCTCTCCCATTAGCTGACGGATCTAGACTTCGCGGATTTAGATTTCAAATCCTTCTATTAGACGAATTTTTAAATATTCCTAAAAACATCTTTCAGGAAGTTATTTTGCCATTCTTGGGAGTTATCGAAAACCCGACCCAACGGGAAGATATTAAAGAATTGGAAGATCAGTTGATTGAAGAAGGTAAAATGACTGAAGATGAAAGATATAAGTGGACTGATAATAAACTTATATTGCTATCCTCTCCTTCTTATACTTTTGAATATATGTATCAACTTTATTGTGAATATAGAGATTCAATTCTTGGTGTTGGAGATAAAACTAGAGACGATCTTGACGAAGAAGAACCTCTAGACGAAAAGGCTTATAAGATAATTTTCCAATTAAGTTATGAATGTGCTCCAGATAGTCTTTATGATAAAAAACAACTGAATTCTCATAAAGAAACAATGTCTGAAGCTGTATTCCAGCGAGAATATGGCGGACAATTTGTTTCTGAATCTGATTCTTACTTTAGATTATCTAAAATGCAAACTTGCACAATTCCAGACGGAGACTCTCCCTACACTGAGATTAAGGGTAATCCAGATGATGAATATATTGTTGCTATTGACCCATCTTGGTCAGAAGACAGTGGTTCTGATGATTTTGCCATTTCTGTTTTTAAATTAGATAAAAACAATCAAAAATGTTGTTTAGTTCATGCTTATGGATTAGCGGGAACGGCCTTAAAAAGTCATATCCAATATTTCCACTATGTAATTACCAATTTTAATGTTCAAGCAGTCATTTTAGATTACGCAGGAGGAGTTCAGTTTATTGCCGCTTGCAATGAAAGCGAATTGTTTAAAAGTGATAAAATAGAACTCGGAGTAATCAATACAATAGAAAATGAGTTCGATAAGCCTGAATCTTATCAACAAGATTTAATTTCTTTCAAAAAAGCCCTCGCGCCGTCTCAGCATAAGTATTGTATTTTCAGAAAACCTTCTAGTAACTGGATTAGACAAGCAAACGAACTGCTTCAGGCTAGTATCTACCATAAAAGAATTCTATTCGCTTCTCCCGCGCAAGGCGCGGCTTTTAATAGTCAAAGAAAATCTAAAATTCCAATTGAAAATTTAAAATGGGCAAATAAATACAGAAAACCAAAAGATATTGGCTCTTGTATGATTGACTTTTTGGATCATCAATTTTTCATGATAAATTTGACTAAACAAGAATGTTCTAATATTGATGTGAAGACTAACCCTCAAGGTTCGCAAACATTTAACTTGCCACAACACATGTCTAGAGCTACTGGGCCTAACAAGCCAAGAAAAGATAACTATTCTTCATTAGTTCTAGGTAATTATTTGAATAAGATTTTGCAAGATTCCTTGCATGTCCAAGAAGATAAACCAAATTTTAATACTTTTACGCCTTTTTGCATTGACTAAAAAGAAGAAGGTTGCGGTATAACCCAATTGATATAAAAAGCGTGACCTGTTTCGCTGAATCTTCTTTTGTCATATTTATTTAAGTTTCTCTACTAGATATTCGCTATTTGCAGTTTTGACTAAAAGTTTTTCTCCCTTTAATCCTCCGATCTCTTCAATTATGGAAGATTGAAAAAGTCCATCACATTCAACTCCATTACGAGAATCTCGCCGCATACAAATAGAAGATCCTATTTCGATTTCAAGAACGGTCTTTCCCGTGGCTTCGTATTCAATTGGAAGTGAAATGTCCCCGTTATCAGAACCGCAAACGTAATCCTCCATTTTTGGAGTTTCGCACAATGGATTCTTCGCGGCGGCGATTTTCTTGACGCTAATTTTGTCTCCGATTTTAATTTTCATCTCTTATTTCTTTCTTAAATCTCTGCCTAACCTTCTTCCAAAAATGCCTAGATTGGAATTTATCTCGGTGTTTGTTCCAGCTCCAATTGTCGGAACCTTTAATGGGGATCTTTTGTGGACCTTTATTGTTCATTTCTTCAACAATTCTTTATTCGACCAAACTCTAAATTTAATTTCTCTCATAATTTAATTCTGCTTTGAGGTCTTTTCAATCTTGCCGATTAGCCGAAGAACACGCCGACAACCCTATTATTGTCGAAATTAAAATAATACATTTAAAAAACACACTCATTCTTTTAACATAAGGTATAAAGTCTGAATTGTCAACTTTTTTCTTAACTTTTAAATTTTAGTGTAAAAACAGTCATGCCTCGTCCCTACCGTAAGAAAAACGCCGAATATTGGGATAATCTCTCTAATGGAAGATCTCAAAGTGAAAATCAAAGTGAAAATAAGTTGACTTCGGCGACTAATTTCGAGCCAGAACTAATCGGAGAGTCCCTTTATCAATCTGTTTCTTCTCGCGAGTCGTCTTCTCGCCAAACGAGCACCCGAAAAAACCAAATTACCAAAACATCTGCCAAAGAGCGGTTTTCTAATATTGATTCGGGGCTTCTCCCTTATGAATACTCAAGTGATTCTGTAAGCGTGCGAGACGCCGTAGTCCTTTGTCAAAAGGCTTATTTTAATGTGGCTGTTTTTAGAACAACCTTGGATTTGTTATCTGAATTCGCAAATAGCGAAATTTATTTAAAAGATAAAACTGGAAGTTCTGCAAGTAGGAAATTTATTAAAGCGTGGTTCAAAAAAATCAAACTCAATGATTTAAAAGAACAACATTTTAGAGAATACTTTAGATCGGGTATCGTTATTTTTTATGAATTAACTGCATTGCCTTCTTTTAAAGACATTAAGGGTTTTGATATGGCGGAAGCTGCAAAGAGTAAGAGAATCCCCGTTAAATATATCCTCCTTAACCCTGCCGATATTGTCGCCCAAGGTCAATTAACTTTTGGTGGATATAAATATGCGAAAGCGTTGACCCCCTTTGAAATCGCAAGATTAAAAGACGCAAAAGACCCTGAAGATAAAAGACTTTATAACTCCCTTCCCCAAAAAGTTAAAGATCAATTAAAAAAGGGTAACAATATTTTAGGAACGGCTGATGAAATTCTTCTTGAATTAGAATCCGATGTTATTCATTCAATCTTTTACAAGAAGCAAGATTATGAACCCCTTTCTGTTCCTCTTGGGTTTTCTGTTTTAGACGACATCAATAAGAAATTAGAACTAAAAAAGGTCGATCAGGCTATCGCTAGATCTATTGAAAATGTTATTCTTCTTATTACAATGGGTGATGAACCAGATAAGGGTGGAATTAATGAAAAAAATATGGCGGCGATCAAAACCGTCTTTGAAAATAAGAGCGTCGGGCGAGTTCTTATCTCAGATTATACGACCAAAGGAGAATGGTTACTTCCAGATCTTAGAAAGGTAATCGGCAAAGAAAAATACGAAGTCTTAAACAAAGACATCGAAGAAGGTCTTGGGAATATTCTCATGGGGGAATCTAAGTATTCTGATACAGAATTTAAATTAAAGATTTTCTTTCAAAGGTTAGAAGAGGCTCGCGGGAAGTTTCTTACAGATTTCTTTCAACCTGAAATTGAAAGGATTTGCAAAATTGCTGGTTATAGAGATATTCCTATCGCCGCATTTTCTAAAAAGGATATTATCAATAATGGTGATATGCAAAAATTGACAACCCGAATGATGGAATTAGGAATCCTTACTCCAGAACAAGGGATGAATGTTATTCATAAAGGGGAATTCCCAAAATCGGAAGATATGGAGGGTGCTCAAGAGACTCTCAAGGAGCATCGCGAGGAAGGTTATTATATGCCTATCGTTTCTAGTAATGTTCTTTATGAGCAAGAAAATATGGGCGATGGCGAACTCGACATGAACGGCAAACGCCCCGTTGACAAAAATGGTCAAAGAAGGGGAGTGTCTAATCCAAGGTCAAGAAAACCTGCTACTACCAGCGCCCCCGGAGGCGGGCGTCCAGTCGGGACAGCCTCAACAACATATAATACAGGAAATCTAATCGGGATTGTAAACAAGATTAAGGATTTAGAATCTAAGGCTACTACATTATATAAGAATAAGATTAATTCCAAAAAGACAACCAAGGCTCAAAGAGAAGTTATTTCTCAAATCTGTTCTGCGGTAGTTGTTAATTCGGATATTGAAGAGTGGGAGAATAAAATCGGCGAAGTAGTTGATGATTCGTGTATATTAATGAAGATGGGCGCAAGCGAAGAAGTTTTGTCTTTAGCTGCTCAACATGGATTAGACGATTACGCCGCTGCTTTACTTTATCACTCAAACAAACTAACAGATGCCAAAGAATAAAGAACTCTATACTTCTAAATTTACAGGAACATTCAAAGCTGTAAAATTTGAAGATTTAGAAAAATTAGGCATTTCCAAGGCTTCTCTTATTTCAGAGGCTAGTTCTATTCTCCCTGAAGAATTCGACGTTGAGAAGAATCCAGATGTTCTTCCTGTGGTTTTTAATTTAGGTCTAGTTAATAGATTTAATGAGAACGGAGATGCAATCGACGCTTCTTCAGCGGCAAAGATCCTAAAACAATTTAAACACAAACCAATCAATATTGAGCATAAAAAGCAATATATTGTTGGCCATATCGTAAATGCCTCTTTTTCTGACAAACAACCAGATTTTAATGAAAATGATCCTATGGAGTATATCGAAAGGAAAGATCCTTTTTATATCACTGCGGCGGGCTTGATCTATAAGCATGTTTATCCAGAACTCGCGGCGATGTTGTCAGACGCCTCTGATCCTGAAAGTCCTTATCACAAAGCATATTCTACTTCTTGGGAAATTTCTTTTACAGATTATAAAGTCGCCATCGGATCTAAAGATCTTGAATCGTGCTCTGTTTATGATAGCACTTCTGAAGAATTTAAGATTTATAAAGAGAATCTTAAATCTGTTGGGGGAACAGGTAATTCTAATAAAGGTCCAGTAGGTAGACTTTTCGCTGGAGAGAAGTTTCCTTTGGGCTGTGCTCTTACAGAAAATCCTGCCGCCGAAGTTGAAGGTGTCTATACATTAGCTTCTTTAGTAGAGAACGGCGCTGGAAAGAGTTACGAAGATAATTCCTCAATAAACAAAAAAACTTCCAAAAATAATAAAAAGGTTGTAAAACAAACTAACGAATCATTATATAACATGACAGACGAACAATTTAACGAATTTAAAGCACTTGTGCAAAGCCTCTCCTCGGACAAAACGGAAGAGAGTCAAGCCTCAAATGCTATGAAGCAGATCCAAGATGTCCTTAAAGATGCTGGAACTGAATGGAAGTCCAAAGCTGAAGTTTCCGCTGAAAAGGCAGAACTCGCAGAAAAAGAACTCGCAGACCTTAAAGATTCGTTTAGCAAGGCAAGTGACGAACTTAAGTCTCTTAAAGAAGATCTTGAAGTTAAAAACGCTTCCGAACGTTTTAATTCTCGAATGAATGCAATCGCTTCTACTTTTGAACTCACCGAAGACGAAGAGAAGATCGTCTCA